ACCCATCTTTTCGAACATGTCAACTAGTCCGGAAGTAGGTGCCATACCTGTTGAATATGGAATCTTAACTTGTACACTTTCAAATGGTTTAGCATAACGTGTTTTCATAATCTTACACGCTGAACGAATACCTAATACATCACTTACTTTATTACCATCCTCATCCTCTTTGAGTTTGAGTTTTTTCATAGCAACAACGATTGAGCTTGCATAAACGAAACCTTGACCACCTGAAATCTTGTCATCTGGATCAAACATATCCTGTGATGCGTATGTATGATTAGTACAAACAAGTCCAACATTATAGTTACCAAACTGATTTACACAGTTACGAACCAATGCTGTAAGTGCTTTAGGTTTACGGCCCATATCACCTTTTAAGTCACCTGCTTCGAACTGATTTACATCAGTCGGAGTAAGCAACATACCAAGTGAGTCGATTACAAACAATACCTTTGGACGTTCTTCGTCTGGCATTGATTTGTATTCTTTCATGAACTCGTTGATAGTTTTAGCAACATCATCAATCATCGCCATGTTGAGTTTCAAAAGTTTTTCTTCTGAAATATCAACACCTAATGCTTCTAACCACGCTTGATCCAAAGCATTTTCTGTGTCGATTAAGACAACAAAAATACCTTGTTCTTGTGCGGCTTTAATAATGTTACCAGAACAGATATATGATTTACCTGCACCTGATTCGCCTGCAAATACCGTTACTTTACCTAGTGGAACTCCTTTAAAGAAGTCACCAGAAATAAGGTAGTTGAGTGCGTAATTGCCCGTTGAGATCCAGTCTGTTGGATCGTTAAAGCCTATACCTAAGCCGTCAATTGACTTAGTGATAGACTTACGGAACTTCGAAACATCGAAGGCTTTTCCCATAGTCTATCTCCTAATTATTGTTTTTGACGGTTACGGATCATTGCAAGAATGTCTTGTGCTCTTGCACTTGCTTCACTGCCAGCCGCTGGTGTAGCTTTCGCTTCCACAGGAGCAGATTCAGCAACTTGAGGTGCGGGTGCTGATGCCGCTGGCTCAAAAGGGGCGTCATCATCTTCCCCGACTACAGGAGCTGCCTTTGGGGCTGCCGCTGGTGTATTTGAACCTGTTGCAGATCCACTACCACCCATTCCTGCTGGTTTAAAGTATTGACCCCAACGTTCCATGTCAAATGCTTCACCATCTACTGATGCTTCAAACATTTCTTTCATGACTTTGAGTTCAACTTCACCTGGCTTCTTAGGTAGGAAGTCTTTGAGATTAAACAAACCATGCTCTTTGAGAGCCGCTTGTTCTGCATCATCTAATGCACGTTCACGACGAGCATACTTAGATGTGCTGTAGTCAGCGTAACCACCTTTTGATGTTTTAGTGATTTTGAAATCAACACCACGTAAGATGTCTGTTGGTAGATCTTCCATGTCTGGATCCATTAGTGCCGCTTTAACGATGTTAAAGATTTGGCTACCGATGATGAATCTGCGGATTGGATTCTCTGGAGTTTTGTCTTCTTTTAATGGACCATCAACTACAAAGCCCTGGAACAAGTAACTACGCTTCTTCCAATATTTACGACCCATGTCTTCTAAGCTCTTGTCTTTGAACCAAGGGCGTACCTCAGTTAGGATTGGACAAGTTTCGCCCCACATTTCCATACAAGGAACTTGTACAGTAACTGGCTTGGAATTGGTTTCTCCCTTGATACCTGCGAAAGGTAATTTAATCATCGCACGTTCTACCCAAAAGAAAGTGTTATCACCGTCTGCGTCTGGTAGGAAACGTACTACTGCTTCTGAATTTTCTGGGATATTCCAGTGTGGATAAATTGCGTTGTCGCCGCCGCCTGTGGATTGACCACTTGATTTATTTTGCGCTTCTTGAAGTTTAGCGCGGATTTCTGCCAAAGATGCCATAATTTTTCTCCTTAATAATATGCCTTTGTTTTGCTTCTATGCCTCTTTTCTCCATGCAACTACATAAAGAAAAAACTAGCATACGTTTAATTGTATGCTAGTTTATTTATCCTGTCAATGTTTATCTAGGATAATTTCTGGTTATTTTAACCAATTATTTGTTGCGAAGGTTTGCCAATACTTTACCAGCAATACGTTTGCCTTTTGCACCGCCACCTGCTGATTTTTCAATCTTAGAAAAGTTTTTACCAGGTTTGCCAATGTCTTTACCAGCGGCTGCCTTCTTAGCAGAATAGTCACCAGTAGATTCTTTTGTATCTTTTGCTGTGTGTTTTTCAGTTTCTCTACGTGCCTTGTCACTTAGATTGGTGACTTTACCACGTGGATCTTTTTTAGTTGCTTTCATCCAAGGTGTTTCTTTTTTCCAAGCATCGGCCTCAGTAATCGGTAAACCAGCAAGACGGCGCATTTCTGCCATCTGCTGACGTGATTCAAACTCACGCTTAACTTCTTCTTTTTTAATTTGGAGTAGTTGCTCTGCTAGTTCGCCGGCCTTCTCTCCATATTTCTTAGTAACTTCAATCTTGATGGATTCGTCGCCGCGTGGTACTGTGCCAACCATATCTGGATCATCGCCACGATTAATACTTGTCATTACGATGCGAGCAATTTCTGTCATCGCTTCTTGTGGCAATCTAGGTTGCTTCATATCTTCATACGTATCTAATTTCTTTTCAGCTTCTTTATCGCCGGTGGCAAATGCCTTCACACCTTTTAGAGCATCTTTCATTTTGTGTCCGATGCCGGGCTTTTTACCTGCTGACTTTAGCCATGTCTTGTCGGATTTATCTTTTAAATTTTCCATTTCGACTTGTCCTTCATCGGTCTCGTCGTGTGCTTGTTTAACATCGTGACGACCGTGTGCTTTGGCGATACGATTTACCATCGGAATCAAATACCAAAACCAATTTTCAAATCCGCCTGGATTTGTATCGTAATCCATGTGTGCGCTGTGTTGAGCGGCACGGCACATCTTGTCAAATTCGTTTGTTTGTTTATTTGCACGAGCGATTTTTGCCAAATCCATGTATAGGTTTTTAGCGTATGTTGAATCACCATGTTTTTCTAATCTACGTGGATAGTAATCGCTAATTGCATCGATCATTTGTCCGGCAACATCTGGAGTCATTGATGCCCAGCTTTCTTCTAGAGATGGTTCTTCTTGGACATGTTCTAATGCAACCTCATCGGCCCATGATTCAAATTTGCTAAACACATCTTCTTTAACTTCGTCGCAGGTGCATTCGTCTTCGCATCCGCAATCGTGTTCGTCGTCTTTTGAATCTTCTCCAACGTAATCTTCTAAATCAAGTTCGCCTGCTTCTTGCATGATTGAATATACTAATGGGAAATATTGTGCTAGATCTTCTTTGAAAGAGCTAACTGTAAATTTAGATTTGTAGTCTTCTAATGTTGCTGGATCGATTTCAGTTTGTTCGATTAGATCGGCAGCTTCTAATGACTCTCTCCAAGATTCGTAATGTGTTTGCTTGGTGATGGATTCTAGTGTAGAACGCAAGGTGTTTAATTTACTACCAACACGATCTACGATGCCACGTGCTTCTGTTGTTAATTGTTCTGTATTGCCAACTTGACGTTTGAATGTACTTAGAGCTTTGATTTGCTCGCTCATCTTGATAATTTCACTACCAGTCACATCGTATGGAGCACCACCATTGGCTACGTGACGTTGCATAGCACGAGCACCGGCTAGATGTGCCATCGGATATTTAAAACGTTCGCCGGCTTCATTCTGGATGAAGATTGCCTTGATATTATTACCGCGGCTACGAGCACCTCTGTCTTCGCCAACCTTTTGATTATGACGTATGATTAATAGTGTTTTCTCTAGTGGGCGATATGAGCTCTTTGAGCTACCGTACATTTGTGCTTCAGTCATGTTGTCTTCCTTGGATCCGTTTTGTGCTAGATATTGAAAATCAGATTTTTCTAAATTGCCTTTAGAAATATCTCTTGCGTCGAATCGTAAAATTCTACGCATTGCAAATTGTCTCATTTCTTTTAAGAAGTCGTACCAATATTCTGTAGTAATTGGATCGTGTCCTTCTAAAATTCCTTGGCTATAAAATAATTTTAGTGTACCTAAATTGTTAATGCTCATGCTAACACGACCCAGATTATTACCTTCAACAACGAAGTCAAAATCAAAAAATCTTGCTTCTGTTGGGTCTACTGTAACACCGCCGTTCTCGTCGCCCATTTGTAGGTTAGAAAACCGACTGCGTACTTTGTCAAATAAGTCCTGTGCAATTAGTTCTATAGCGTTCATGTGTGTATTTATTAAAAACTGTTGCTTATATAAATGGGTAGCGGAAGCTCCATTTCGTCGTTTACATAGTCGTGCATAGTGTCATAAACCTGCGGATCCCACTCTTGTAACTGCATAATCATGCGTAGTGCTACCAGCATAGAAGCTACTAAGTCATCTGGCTCTTCGTTTTTACCTGAAAAACTAACACCCTGGGCGATATAGGTTTTAAGCTGACTGATAAAACTTTGCGAATGGATCGTTAATTTGCGATTTTCGATTAGGTGTTTTAATTTCGCACAGGTAGCAACTTTGGCTTTTTCTGTGGTATTATAGCCCTTGCGATAGCGTCTTACGTGCCCTTTCTTAATAGGCTCACTTAGAAACATTCCAGGAAAAGTTTCTTCTCCTAGCTCACTAATCGCCACCAAAGCCGCTTCACCTACGGTATTATTTTCTACTGAATAATAGATGCTACTGCTGGCACCGCGTTCTGAACAAGCATCGTCAATGTATTTGCAGATATCACGCATGATCTTGACTTGGCTTTGTATAGGAGTTAGATTATGATGCCACTCGCCCGCTTGTACTAGCGTAGGTAATTCAATAACTTCGATAGCACTATAGTTGCCTCCTGTGCCTAGCGCAGGGTCTAATGCGATGATATAGGTACACTTGGGATCAATCTTTTTATACCAGCGGGCTTGCCCCATTTTTACGATAGGATCTTTACCTTCCATCGTTGATAGGAAAATACTGCTGATAAGTGTTTCATCGTAGACTAAGAACTCGCATCCGTACTCACGGCGGAACCGCTCTTCACCGATGCGACCCATCTCAACTTCTTTCCATTTTTCATCACGGTCCGGGTGATCCCACCAGTTGGATTTATAGCCAAAGAATCCGTTAATGCCTAATCCGTCCTCTCGCTTGTTACCAAACTCATCTTCGTTTTTGATAGCACCGAACCAAATTTCAGCGAACTGATCTTCGTCCGAGTTAGGTGTTGATGTAATAATCGCCTTACCACCAGTTGCTAGTGTAGGAGATATCGAAGTCCAGAATTCTTTAGCGATATTAACTGGAACGAACGCAAACTCGTCACAATATAGTAGTGATATAGACATACCACGACCTGTGTTTTCTGTTGTTGTTTGTGCAACAATACGACTACCGTTGTCAAACTCAATTGACTGTTTGTTATAACTGGTAACACCACAGCGAATATGATCAGGACATAACTCGTATGCGTAACGAATACGTTGCATAATTTCCTGAGCACCTGTATATTTGTGCGCCGCGATAAGAATAGTTTGATCGGGCTTGAACATAGCATACCACAACAAGTAACCCACCGCAGTTGTTGTCTTACCACTTTGGCGTGGTAACATATTAACGTTGAATCGATAGTTATGTAAACTATCTACAAGAGCTTCTTGATATCCGTATGCTTGGTATTGGATTTGTCCTCTAGTAGGATGCTGGATGGCAAAGAATTTTTTTAAGAAATACTTGTGCCCAGTATCAAGGTCTGAACACAGTTGCAAATCAATAATATCCTGCTCTGAAAATTTCAGAGTCTTATTTGCGGTTTTGATTAGCGAGTTTGTTTGCGATAATGCCATGCGTTTATTTACTGAAAAAAATAGGCTCCGAAGAGCCTATTTGGTATGCCTGAATTAATTAGATATTTTTAATAAAATTTTGATATTCTTGATAAAGTTTAGCAGTAGCATCTAAAAGATTGCCTTGTTGTTCAGCAGGTTGATACTGTTCTACGCTCTCTGGAAGTGGGTTATCACCGCCACGAGCAGGAACTTGATCAAATCCTCTTACTTTATTAATGATATTAGCAAAATCGTTTGGATTAAATGAACGTGTATGTTCTTCTGGACTGTTATCAAATTGACGTAAACTTTCTAAGCCTAATTCTTCTTTGTCTGTTGCGCCTAATTCTTTAGCCATATCGCGTACTTGGTCAGCCATGTCGCCGATATCGCCATTACTTCCGCCTGCTAATGTAGCGGCAGCACCGTGCTCACCATCCATGTCTGTAGTCATTGGAGGCTCGCCACCTGTAATTTCTGCACCCATTGCGGCTTCTTCGTCTTCGATACCGTCAACTGCTTGTAGTGCAGATTTGATGTCGCTGTGCATTGGTTCGGCAGTCATTGGTTTTTCTGGCTGATTGATATCTTTGTCGCCTACTGTTTTAACACCAGCTAGGTTCATAATCTGTGTTAGCATGTCAGCAACTTCGCTGCCTGATGATGCAGATGCATTAAGGCTGAATGAAGCTGGAACTTGTGGTGCAGGAGCCTGTGTTCCTTCCGGAGCAGGCATCATGACACCTTCAGTAATAACTGTTAGTGCTGGGTCATTGGCCATCTGGACCTGTGGCTGAGGTGGACTTGCTTCATCTAGTTCGGCTAATCTCTTGAGTACGTCGATCATTTGCATGGTTTATTTCCTTGGGTCATAATCCGATTGCTGGATCGGACTTTGGTTAGTTGTTGCTATATCGTTTAATGTTTGGCCTGGATTTTTAATAACGTCATCCGCTGTTGAGTTAGGAATGACTTCGCCTCTTTCTTTACGATTAGCCTTTAGTTCATCATTTAATGCTTTTACAAAGCTAATGTTATATTCTGTACCGTAGTAGTCTTTTGAATCTACTTTAGGTGCTTCTGTATAATTTGAATCCTGTAGTAATGTGCCGTCTCTAGCCTCTCCTGGTTGTTGATAATACTCTGTTGGCTCGTTTGGTTTGCGAACAACAAGATAATCGGGGCCTAAGGCGATTGATGATGAAATGTATTCGTGTAGTTCCTGAGGAGTTGTTGGATAATCCAATGCAACTTCAAATACTGAAACTTGCTGATTTCTAATCTTTGGGAAATCCAAAGGTAGTGATTGAATTGGGCTTGTGCCTGACTTCTTAAAACTGGCTACTGAAAAACGCTCGAGGCATTGTTTCATGATAGCTTCTTTTTCAGCCGAAAGTTCGCCTGCGATTTTAATCCTAAAATCGTAAACTTTCTTACTTTCGGTTAGATAATCTTTTAATGTTTTCATAAGTAATTCCTACTCTTTATTTATCCATGCTTTTGAGTTTTGCGATGATACTATTACGGTCTGCAAGCACGTATCCTTCACCTGCGACAACACCATTATTCTCGCCTGCATCCTTTTTATCTATCGCTAGTTTTTTAAGCTGTAGATCTATCATCTTTAGCTTTTTGTCGATTTTATTGGATTTAGCAGTAATAGCGGCGTTAAGCATATTGCCCGCAACTTCGAACATTCTGGCACCGTAACGTGCTTCTACATTCATACCTAAATCCATCAAATCGTCATAGGCTTGTTCTGCTTTTGAAGCTAGCGCATCTAGCTCTGCGTCACTGATATCGCCCAGTCCACGGACTTGTGGCAGTGCCGCACTAATTTTATCAAATTCTGCTAGGCTTTGTTGTAAATCAACATGTGTAGGTGCTGGTTCTGCAGGGGGTAATTCAACCGGGGTTTCTTCAGCAGGTGCTATGTTTAAGAGTTCTTCGAGTTTCTTAGTCATAATATTACTTATTTTATTTCTTACCGGTATGGAAAATATCGTTCTCGTTTAGAACTCGGAATTTTAGGCCTTTCGCGGCACACCACTGATTGGCCACTTGCCATTTGGCCATGTTGCGCACAAACTGTGCTTGATTATAGGGATTCTTACCAACCTTTTCTTTTATCTGCTGATTTGATGGTTTGATTTCCCAGAGCTCTGCATGACGTTGCATGTTCTTGTCTAGGAATACTACAAGGAAATCAGGAACATAAATTGACTGTTTTCCTGTTAATGGATCTTTGTAGGGAATTTTTATGCTTTCGTTGGCCCACTCTTGTATACTGGGATTGTTGTCACACATCCGCATAACTGCTAACTCCCAACTACTGCGATAAAAAGGAGTTCCTGTACCTATGTACTTTTCTGGATTTTTTAATTTGAAAGGACCTTTGGCAAATTTTAAGCTCACGCTACAATCTCTCTAGATACCGCAGGTGTTGCCTTGTACGTGACACTTAACCCTAAGACGCTAGTTTTATATCTGTTGAAATTCAAAATAGCAGTCACCAATTCATTTAGAGCTACTTGATTTAATGATTTGATATTTTGTACGACGGCCATCGGATCGTAGCCATCGATATTCGATTGATAAAAAATCTGATATACGATTACTTCGGAAGAAGATTTACTAAATCCATTGCTTTCAAAAAACCCTAACAGTGCATCCCAAGCGTTAGCATCAACTTGGATGTTGATACCGTAGAAATTGTTAAGATTGTTTCGTGTTACATTTGCACTATCTGTGCTTGACACAGAGGGAATGTTATTATAAAAATTTGCCATTATTGATTCTTAGTTGTTAAACCAGGCACGACATCTGTTGCAGTACCTGTTGTTGGATTGGGTATAAAGTTTGAG